ATTGATACCGCAAATGGTGGTATGAGTATCTATTCCATTGACTCTAATGATAACGAGTTCCTCATTGGTGCTATTGCACAACAGGGAGTAGTCCAAGAAATTGGTATTCCATACCCAGTAGGAGCGCAAGAGTATCTAGGTTTCAAGTTTACGCTTACGCGTTCATCAACTGATAACACCAAGGGACCATTGTTTACTGGTTATCAACTCAAGTCTCTACCAGCAGTACCACGTCAGAGACTTATCCAATACCCACTGTTCTGCTTCGACCACGAGAGCGATAAGTTCGGTGTAGAAGTAGGCTATGAAGGTTCTTCTTGGGACCGTATGCAGCAACTAGAAGCAGTAGATAGGTCAAGACGGATAGTTCCTGGCTCATCTTCTACGCCAGTTGCAGCCCAAGCAAACTTGTCTCTGAATGCAAAGTCATAGACAGGCTGGGTGTTCTCCCAGATAAGAGGACCATAGGCTAGAGATCCATCATCTGATACAGCAGCAGCACGGATACCCTTGGTAGTACCAATCATCATATAGCCAAGGTAGTAAGCAATCTTGTAGATGCGCTCGCCGCTAGGCATTTCAGCAGCGGTAATAGCGCTGGTCAAGGTAGGCATAGCACCAGCAGTAGTCAGTGTGAACTTCTGGATATTGGACTGAGTACCTGAGAATCCTGTGCAGTAGATAGCAGCACCTGATGAGGTAATGCTGGTGTATGTAAAGTCATCTACTGGGTGGGTATAGACAGCAGTAGGTAGAGCAGTGGCTGTCGTTGAAATCTCATACACCTTGTTGTTGATACAGGCAACGATACGTTCCTTGGTGAACTCCATTACAGCATTGGTTACCACGATACCGTTGAAGTCAAACATTTGAGTTGCTGCTACTGATGAATACTCAGTGAGCAACTTCTTATACATTGTTAGTTTGGTAGAGCCACCAGAGGTAACGTTAGTTACCCAGTAGCAGTAGACTCCATCGTCACACATCGCATATACCTTGTCATCGGTACCAGTGTTATAGTCCACAAAGTGCTGGACAAAACTAGAGACGCTACCAGTGGCTGCTGCAGATGGCACATCTGAGGCAGTCTTGGCATAGGTAAAGGTAGTTGTGGTAGGAACCGTTGAGATGGTGTAGGTACCGTTGAAGGTAGCATCTACTCCTGTAACAACAATCTCCATACCTACGGCTAGGCCGTGAGCAGCGCTGGTTGTCAGGGTAGCCACATTTGAGGTCAGAGCCTTGTTAGTAACAGTTGCAGTGATGGTTGGAAAGATCTTGTCGATATCAAAACCATCAAGCATTAGACAGCCAAGGAACTCGTTATAGGTGGTAGCACCAGTGTTCTTTAGTTGCTTCCATTGGATGGAGCGAAGGTGCTGTTGCGGTCTTAGGTTGTCATTGAGAGTTCCAGTAGTGTGGTGCGTAGCATCCACATCTAGAATCAGAGTTGCTTGTCCTTTGGTCCAGACATCTACACCTTTGGATTCGGTGTACTGGAATCGCAGTGATTCATCCTGAGCAGGCTCAAAGTATTTGATGCCTTGACCTAGATGAAATGATGACTGCGATCTGAACCACCAGCCAGTGAGTGACTGCTCTCCAGCTTCACGGGTCTGGTCATACTGTTGCTTACGGTACTGCGCCGTGACACGACGATAGGGTGAATCATCACTGGCAGCCAAAAAGAATGGCAAGCCGTTGATGGCTATATCGTAGGCAACACCTGTGGCTTGATAGTTAGTCGAGCCTGCGGGATTGGATAGGACATACGGAATGCCCTCTGTTACATCAGATCCGTAGGACAATTACCTACTCCTTACTTAGAAAGGGCTGCGATTTCTTCTGCGGTTAGACCGAGCGCTGCAAGTTTGGCTTCTGCTGATGCTTTGGCATTTGCCTTAGCCTGTGCTTCTGCTTCTTCTGCTGCTTTTGCTGCAGCGAATGCTGCTGCATCTGCTTCGCGCTGTGCGATTTCTTCAGCGGTAAGTTCTACTTCTGTAGTAACTCCAGTGCTGCAATCAACAACGAGTTTGGCTGGCGTTGGTTTATGGCGCAGCACGTCAGCAATCAATACCATCAAACTAGAAACGAACGTGGCTCCACAGGTTTTTGCGCAGGGATCGGTTTTCACCCTCTACGGAATCAAAGCGGAGTAACCATGCCGGCCACATATAAGAAAATTGCCAGCGTTACGGTTGGGGCTGGTGGGGCGGCTTCGATGGAATTCACCAGCATCCCCGGCACTTATACTGATCTCGTTATTTTGTATTCCGCAAGAACAAATCGCGCTTCCGAAGTGGTGGACAATATCAATATTTCATTCAATTCCAGCACCTCAAACTTTACTTCTCGTTATTTAGTTGGAACTGGAACAATTGTAGTGAGTTCAACTTCTCTCAATCGTTTTGGTGGTTTCGCAACAGGCGCATCCGCAACAGCCAGTACTTTTGGAAATAGTTTGGTTTATATTCCGAATTACGCTAGTGCAACAAATAAGTCTTTTTCAGTTGACGCCGTATCTGAAACAAATGGAACTACATCGTACCAAATCTTTTCGGCTGGTCTTTGGTCACAAACTTCCGCTATCACCACAATCACTTTCACAAGTAATACTTCGGACTCTTTCGTCCAATATTCAACCGCAGTCCTTTACGGCATATCGAAATCCTAAGGAGACACATGACTACCAAACTCGTCGTAGATTGCTCAACCGGTGTGGTTGAAGAAGTCGAACTGACCGAAGAAGAATTGGCGCAACGCGAAGCCGATCGAGTCGCGTTCGAGGCTGCCGAGGCTGAGCGTGTAGCGGCTGAGGCTGAGAAGGCTGCCAAAAAGGCTGAGTTGCTTGCCAAGCTAGGAATCTCTGAGGACGATGCCAAGCTCCTCCTCTCCTAGACTGTGCAAAGCAGGCATCCAGTTACGCGAGCAGCTCGATGACTCGTTCCCGGATCGTAGAAGGCCAGATGGTTGGGTTGCCGATGCCCGGCACTATCGGGACAATCCTTCTTCTGACCATATCCCGGATGCTGAGGGGTGGGTTCGTGCCTTGGATGTATCAGTTCACTTGGGAAGAGATGAGCAAATGCATGACTTGGCAGATCAGCTTCGACTACATGCCAAGCGTGGTGACCGGAGAATTTCCTATCTCATATTCGATGGACGAATTTGCTCTCGAATACTCAACTGGCGATGGCGTAAGTACCGTGGTGCTAATCCACACCGGCAGCACCTCCACATAAGTTTCACCAAGGCCGGAGACAAAGACGGCCGATTCTTCAATGTCCCAATGCTAGGAGGCGATCTTGTCTAACTATCTCAAGCACCCAATCTTCATGGCTCTCGGTGGATTCCTTGCCGCATGGGCTGGCTCCAACTTTGACCTCGACTACCGGGCGATCCTGTTCGCTGTCCTTGCTGGCGTGTTCGGATATGCCAAGCCAGTCAAATGACCCCGGCCGAGTGGGGCGGCGTACTTGCCGGGATGGTTGCCATTGCAGCCAGCTTCCTGACAGCCCTGAGATGGATGGTTCGCCAATTCGTCAATGAGATTGGCTCAAGCCTTGCCACACGCATCGACAAATTAGAAGCGACACAAGAGCTTTTAGTCGAAAGACAGTCAGCCATCTATGAGACACTTTTATCACAGGGGGTAGCCAATGCCAAAGCCAACAAAGGCACAAAAGGCCGCGCTAAGAAGAAGCAAGGAGCGCGCCGCTAAGCGCACCACGCCACCCTCAAGGCTAGACCAATGGGCTATCAGCCTTTATGAAATATCCCAATCCATGAAGCGTGCAGGCTTCTCTGATGCCACCATCCAAGGCTGGCTCGTAGATCAAAAGCTTCCAGACTGGGTATTTCCTGACCACTTCGATCCATTCGAGGATGAGGAAGAAGAAGATGACGATTAGGCGCATTGCCTTCGTACCAGATTTGCAAGTGCCTTTCCACAGCGAGCGCATGGTGAACTCCATGGCTCGCTTTCTTGCTAAGTGGAAGCCCCACCGCACCATCCAAATCGGTGATGAGATAGACCTGCCACAGCTTCGTGGGGGCGCAAGCACTCTAGAAGAAGCCATGGGCAACATCGATGATGACCGGGCTTGGACTCAGGAAATCCTTGAGCAACTAGGCGTGACCGATGTGCTTGGGTCTAACCATGGGGCCAGAGTATTCAAGAGCCTCATGAACCGGCTCCCGGCCTTCACCAAGCTCCCAGAGATGGCCTACCACCGGTTTATGGGATACGACAAAATGGGTATCACCTACCACCCACAGGGCCTAGGCTTTGCCCCGGGTTGGGTAGCGATCCACGGTGACTCCATACCCCTATCCAATAAGCCCGGCCAAACGGCCCTAAACGGCGTTCTAAGGCTAGGAAAATCGGTGGTCTGTGGTCACACCCATCGCTTGGGGATTTCATCGGTCTCAGAGGCATATAAAGGCAATTACGGGCGCATTCTCTGGGGTGTTGAGGTGGGCAATTTGGTCGATCTCAGCTCACCCGGCATGGGCTACACCCGAGGCTATGCCAACTGGCAGCCGGGCTTTACCGTGGGCTACCTAGACGGCTCGAAGTTTTACCCCATCAATGTGCCCATGAACCCCGATGGCAGCTTCGTATTCGAGGGCAAGCGGTATAAGTGATCCATGAGATTGTTCCTCTACTTCGTAGCATTGACGATCATATTGATGATTGGGATGCTGCATCCGATTTCGTTATGAAATCGTTATCGAAACCTGCTCGTGACCGCCGCTAGTTTGGCGTAAATTCTGCCATGTCGGAACAAGCCGACAGAATCGGGGGCAGAAATGAACGACGCACAACTGAAGCAAGTAACGATCACTTTTGATGAGAATCAGATTTGCGTACTTTTTACGATGATGAATCAACTTTTTGCCGATCATCCATTGGAAACAAGCCGCGACGACATGAAGCAAATTCGTCGGCTTATCAATGAGGCAGCTAACGAGGTGTGGTCATGACCGCCATGAGCTTTGACCCCATAGCCATTTATTACATTATTGCACTCATAGCAATCCCAGTTTTGGGATTGCTCTACACAGCCATAACCGAAAACTTCTACTGGAAAGGATTTCGTGATGGAAAGCGACTCACCCAAAACAATCACAGCGCAAGAAGTCCTCGATGAGGCAGGGCGCATCCGGGGTGATCGTGGTGCAATCTACGGCCACCCATACATCAATCACAGGCGTATCGCTGACCTCTGGACTGCGTATTTGGAAGTGCCAATCACGCCAGACCAAGCGGCTATCTGTATGGCTCTGGTCAAAGTCTCACGGTTGGCAGAGACTCCGGGCCATCGAGGTCGTGACGGTTATGTGGATGCTGTGGCCTATTTATCGCTATCGGCCCAATTGGCAACGACAGATCCGAGTGAGTTCGATGCCTGTGGTCTGGTTGAACACCGTGGGAGCCTGCCCATGGGCGTCAATGGCATCGGTGCGCTCGCGGAAGATGACCTTGCCATCACCCGACATATAGACAGCACCGAACGCTGAAAACTCAACATCCTTCAAAGCTTGAA